TCACCGTTGGCGCAAACTTTCACGGATTCCGACTGGGATTTTCTTTTAGACACCGCGTTACTCCATTCCGAAATGTGGAATGGTGAAACCAAGTTGGCGGCAGAGATTCGGTTGCGTGTGAGCGCGTTCGGGTCAACGCCTGAGGCGCGGTTGCGGTTGCGGTTAAAGATAGATGACGAAGCCGCCGAGGTTGCGCAAACTGTCAACATGGACGCGGAACGCCGTAAGCGTTTGAAGGCTATTGCCGACTAATGAAGTCTCTTGGTTTTGCCGTTGTTGATTGGATTGAAACTTTCCTAGTCCACGGCCCTGGTGACATTGAAGGCCAACCGATTAGGTTGGATGATGAGTTTGCACGGTTCATTGTGAAATCGTATGAGGTTGACACAACGGGCAAGAAAGTTATTCGCCGTGCAGTTATTAGCAGGCCGAAGGGTCGAGCCAAGTCCGAGCTTGCCGCGTTCATTGCTATGGCTGAGGCGTTGGCGCCGGTGCGGTTCGATCATTGGGCAACCGAGGGTGAAGTATCACCGTGGGGTTACCCCTATGAATTAGGCGAACCTGTCGGCAAACCTGTCACCCGTCCCGAGGTTCTTTGTTTCGCTACGGAACTCGGTCAGGCTGGCAACACTTACGACACGATTCTTTACATGTGTAAAGAGTCGGTAAAGTTGCAGGACGTTTACCCCGGTATTGACCCTGGTTACGCTCGGACATTGTTACCGAACGGCGGCGTGATCCGACCGGAGACTGCGGCGGATTCCAGCGCGGACGGTGGCAAGTCCACGTTTACAGTGTTTGACGAGACACATATTTGGGTGCAACCGAAGTTGAAACGCCTGCACCAAGTCGTATTGCGTAACCTGTTGAAACGTAAGATTGCTAACGGTTGGGCATTGGAAACAACAACCATGTTTGCCCCTGGTGAAGGTAGTGTTGCCGAAGGCACGTTCGATTACGCGCAAGCCGTCAAAGAGGGACGCACCAAGGACGCCGGTTTGTATTTCGATCACGTGCAAGCCGACCCTAAATGGGACGCCGAGAAACGGCGTGACCGTATCGCAGGGTTGAAACAAGTTTACGGCCCCGCCGGTGAATGGCTTGACCTTGACGCTATCGCGGATTCTTTTGACGACCCGCAAACGTCAACGGCGGAATGGCAACGGTATTGGTTTAACCGTCCGGTTAGTATCCAGGGTCAATGGTTGCCGGATGTTGCGTGGCAAGAATGTCATAATCCGCGTGAAATACCCGATCACGCTAACGTGGTGCTGGCCCTTGACGGCAGCTTCAGTAATGACTCGACTGCGTTGATTGCGGTTGAGGTTGGCGAGTTTCCGCATGTCGCTGTCGCTGGCGTCTGGGAGAAACCGCCGGGGCAAGTCGGTTGGACGGTTCCTATCCTTGACGTTGAGGACAAGATTAGGGCGTGCGCGGAACGGTGGCGCGTTGTTGAAGTCACGGCAGATACTCACCTGTGGGCGCGGTCGTTAGAAGTTTTAGAATCCGAAGGTTTGCCCGTGGTTGCATTCCCGCAATCTGCGGCACGGATGACACCTGCAACACAGCGGTTTACGCAAATGGTGTTGGAACGTCAATTAACTCATGACGGTAACCCTGCATTGAATCGCCACGTTTCTAACGCCGTATTGAAGTCCGATAGTCGCGGCACAAGGATTTATAAAGAAAACAAAAGTTCATCCCGCAAGATTGACCTTGCCGTTGCAGCCATTATGGGACTGGAACGTGCTATGGCGTTTGAGGAAATACCTGCGGCGCCTGTGCCGCAATTTTTTTAGAAAGGTTGACCCGTGGCAACTTTCATTCAGTTAATTGGTTTCATTGTTATTACTGTCGGCGTGTGGCTAGCGTTTCCGCCGGCGGCTGTCATTATCGCCGGCTTGTTTACTGTGGCGTTCGGCGTTGCCTGGGAAAGAGTGAATAATGCTAGATCGAATACTAAGGCCTAACGCTACCCGTGCGGTAACGGCTGCGTCTTTATTTCAAACGGGCGGTGAGATTCCTAACCGCACATTGGCGGGCGTTAGTATCACGCAAGAAAACTCAATCACTATTGGTGCGGTTTACGCATCGGTGCGTTTAATTTCTGACGTCATTTCGACATTGCCACTTGACACGTTTATTGAGGTTGACAATCAACGGCAACAGTTCCCTATGCCGGAATGGTTACAAGACCCCGAACCTGACATGTCGGTTACCCGTGTTGACCATTTCCAAATGGTTTTAGTTTCGCTGCTAATTGACGGTAATGCCTTTGTGCGCAAGTTGCGTAACCCACAGACGGGCGACATTGTTGCGTTGTCGGTTATTGCACCGCACCGCGTAAAGGTTATCCGTAATGATGCTGGTTTTATTGAGTACCAGTTGGATAACGGAAAGCGTGTTGTTTCTGATGACGACATGATTCACATAACTGAAATGCGCCGCCCTGGTGTTTTGCGTGGTGTATCGCGCATAGATACATTGAAGCAAACACTTGGCTTGTCTAAGGCACTTGAGGATTTCTCTGCACAGTTCTTTGGTACAGGGTCAACGGTTAGCGGCATTATTGAAACGCCACACGAAATGACACAAGACCAGGCAATTGAGTTAAAGAATAATTGGGAGCGTGAACACCGTGGTTTGCGTAAGGCGTACCGTCCCGGCATTTTGACCGGTGGCGCAAAATTTGTGAAAACAACAGTTGACCCTGATGAAGCACAAATGCTTGGCAGTCGGGAATTTAGTGTTGAAGAAATAGCGCGTATTTTCCGAATACCGCCTCACCTGTTGCAATCAACTAAGCCAGGTTCAATGTCCTACGCTAGCGTTGAAGAAAATAGTAAGCAATTTGTCACCTACACGTTGTTGCCGTACATTTCCAAGATTGAACAAGCCTATTCGCCAATGTTGCCCAATGAAGCGTTCATTAGGTTTAACGTTGACGGTTTGCTACGCGCCAACCTAACCGAAAGGTTCGCCGCATATTCGTCCGCAACGCAAGCAGGGTTCTTGTCCATTAACGATATTCACCGTTTGGAAGACATGCAGCCGGTGGACGGTGGTGACGTGTACCGCGTGCCGTTGGCTAATGTCGATCTTGGTGCGGCAAGCATTACCGAGTTGGATAAGCGCGTAAGTATGGCGGTTAAATTAGTTACCGTTGGGTTCGAGCCTGCCGCAGCTGCTGAGGCTGTCGGACTAAGCCCAATAACGCACACCGGTTTACCGTCCGTGCAATTGCAAGGTGTCGCACAAGTTGACCCCGAGAATCCTAAAGACGCCTACGGGGTTTGATTTTCACTATTTTGAAAGGCAACACAACATGAATGTTGAATTCCGCAGTTTTGACGCTGACATTGTTGAAGTCCGCGCAGCAGAGTCCGGCAATGGAATGACCTTCGGCGGGTACGCTGCACGGTACGATTCTCCGAGTTTGCCCTTGCCATTTATTGAAACAATTGCCCCCGGCGCCTTTGATCGCACACTCAAGTCAAAGAATGACATTCGCGCCTATATAAACCATGATGAGCGCCTTATTCTTGGCAGCACACGCGCCAAGACACTGCGCTTGGATAACCGATCAGATGGCCTCTATTCCGAGATTGATTTACCTGACACGACTTACGCACGCGACTTGTCCGTATCCATTGCTAGGGGCGATACCCGCACAATGTCATTTGGCTTTTCTACTGTCAAAGATCAGTGGAAAGATGCCAATAACCGTGTGCTGAATGAAGTCCGNCTTCACGAAGTNTCTGTTGTNACTGGCGTTGCCGCCTACCCTGCGACAACTGCCAGCGTTCGCAATCTAACTTTAATCGCTAAGCGCACCGACACTGACGTTGACGCNTTGACTGACGCCATTGCNGCGTTGGAGTCTGGCGAACCATTGACTGATGACCAGGCTAACGTGTTGCGTGTCGTTGTTGATCGTTCGGCACCGCAGCAACTTATTGAGGAATTGCCAAAGCCTGACGTCACGCCGTTAACGGTGTTGATGAAACAACTAGATTTGATTGCCAAGACTTTCTAGGCAGTCTTTGCCGTATGCCGGAGCCGGCAGCGGTGCCGCCGTAGGAGCCTACGCGGATTATCCCCTAACCATCTCAATTGAAAGGAATCCATAATGGATTACTTAGCACAACAAATTGAGGCGCGGAAAACTGCTTGGCATGCTGCCAAGGCTCTACTTGACGGCGCTGCCGCTGAGTCCCGCGACCTTACCGCTGAGGAAGAAGAATCTTTCGCACGGATTAACGCTGACATTGATTCACGTTCACAGCGCATTGCTGACCTTGAGGGTGCCGCTTCACGCGCCGCCGTTATCGAATCCGCTGTTGCTACTGCACCAGAGGTTCGTGAAGATCGTGCATTGCGTGAGGCTTCGGACTTTGATGTTGTTCGCGCTCTTGCCTCTGGCGAGATTCGCACCGCAACATTCGAACGCCGCGACCTGAACACAAGCGATGACAGCCAGGTTGTACCGCAGTCTTTCTATGCAATCTTGCAGGAAAAGATGCAGTACCAAGGGCCAATGTTGGACGCCAACTTTGTTACCCAACTCAACACCGCTTCCGGTGAGGACATTAAGGTTCCTGTCGAGGCTTCACGCCCAGCCGCTACCGCAATCGCCGAAGCAACTGCAATCACACCTCTCGACCCAACGTTCACTAACATTACGTTGAAGTCACAAAAGGTTGCAGTGTTGACCAAGGTTTCGCGTGAACTTCTCACCGATTCTGGTATTGACATTGTTTCCTACCTTGCCGGTTCACTTGGCAAGGCTGTCGGCATCCGCGCTAATGCGTTGCTTACGGTCGGAACGGGAACGGTTCAGGCTAACGGTGTTGTTACCGCTGCAGGTTCCGGTGTTGTCGGTGGAACCGCCGTTGGTGGCGCGTTCACCGCTGACAATCTGATTGACCTTGCACATTCGGTTGACTCCGACTATGTGCGCCAGGGTGCGGGCTTCATGATGAAGCGTTCAAGCCTCGGTGCATTGCGCAAGTTGAAGGACACCGCAGGCCAGTACCTGTACGTTCCTGCTGCTGCGGTCGGTACTCCGGATTCATTCGCGGGTTCCCTGTTTACGAAAACCCAGATATGGCCGCAAAGCAACAGGCGCCAAGTCTGTTCTGTTCGGACATTTCGGTTCATACCACGTTCGCCAGGTTGGTGGCATTGAAGTTGCACGCAGCGATGATGCCTACTTCAACACTGACGAAGTTGGTTTCCGCGTAACCCTACGCATGTGGGGCGACCTCGGACAATCTGACGCCGTTAAATACTTCATTGGC